CACGACAGCCGACACTCCCCGATGCCGAATCAGCCAAGCCAAGCCGATCCGGGGAGCAATTCGAGATATGAACCACGACGACGGAATCACGCTCGAGTCATTAAGAAAACCCCACCAAAACGAGGGGCGGAAAAGCTCACTGCCACCATCGCCGGCGGAAGCCGATCAACTCGCAGCCGAGATAGCCGGCCTGCGAAGATATCAGGGCGAGGTAATGTTCGATGATAGCCAATTCATCGCGTGGGTGAAATCCAGACAGATCGGAGGATCATGGTGTGCAGGCGCGAAGGTCGCCGACAACGCCGCCGAGACCGGCCAGGACTGGATACTACTCTCTCGAAGCATGAGGCAATCCAAGCGCCTCCTGAAAAAAGTCGCACTGCATGTAAGAGCGCAAGACCAGATTCGCACGAAAAAGTACGGAGCACCATCGCTCATTGAGAACATTGGAACCGAGCAGATAGAAATGAAAAACGGCGCGGCAATCATGGCCATGCCGTGCGACGACGAGACAACCGTAGGCGATGCTGCAAACGTACTGCTCGACGAATTCGCACTATTCCCAAATTCAGAGGACGTCTTTAGCGCACTGACGCCGTGCATCATGAACGGCTACCGAATCATCGCCCTCAGTTCGCCTCGCGGAAAAAAGGGCATGTTCGCGAAGATTTTCAGCGATTCGGACAATGGATGGAGCAAGCACAAGACGACAATCTTCGATGCAGAGCGAGGCGGACTCATCCTTAGAGATCAAAAGGGCAATCGAATCACCGCACAGGAATTCATCGACAATCTTCGACGCAAGGGAATGTCCGAAGCGAAAATCCGCCAGGAGTTCCTTTGCGAATTCCTCGACGAAGCCACCGCGTTCCTGACGCTCGAAATGATCCGATCGATTCAGGATGATTCCCTATCGAAGTCAGCGAATTGGGAACGACTGAGGAGGCAGGGATTATTTTTCGTTGGCGTTGACATTGGAAGATACAACGACCCAACCGTAATCTGGATATGGGAGCTGATCGACAATCTCCTCGTATGCCGCGGCTGCATTGAAATGCTCGGAAGGCCCTTTGAAGAACAAGAGCGACGAGTAAGAGAGATTATCGCACACCCATCAGTAAAGCGGTGCTGCATCGACGCCACCGGCCTCGGGCTGGACATCGCGGAACGACTGAGCGATAGAAAAAAAGGATTCCCCACAAAGGTTGAGCGATGCACCTTTACGCAGACATTCAAGGAAGAGATCGCCATCAACCTCAAATCGAAAGCCGAACGAAGAGAATTGCTGATTCCCCAGGATGAAGCAATTCTACAGGACTGGCACAGCATCGAACAAGAAGTAACTTCACAAGGAAACTTCCGTTACACTGCCAGCCGTTCATCGGGCAGTCACGCCGATAGGTTCTGGGCCGCCGGGCTCGGAATCCATGCCTGCCGAAATCACAAGCCGTTTGAGTTGACGATGGCTTTTGGAGAGTAGTGCAATGGTAGTGACACTAAAGCAGATTCGAGCGAAAGCATCGCAGGCGGCGACGTGGGCCAGGAGCCGATTTACCACATCGAAGCAATCGATGGGTCTTGAAGCCGCTTACAAGCGATTCGATCAAATGATGAGCGGCATGAGCGAAGACGGCCGAACCATCGGCGTGAAAGACGCCTATACGCGCTCCGCGTGGGTCTATGGCGCTATTTCGATCATCGCTGAATCGGTCGCGCGAACACCATTTGAAATCCTGCAAGGCGAAACGCCGCTGAAGGCCGGACCGCTCGTGAAACTCTCAGAGGAGCCCAACGCATACGACAATCAGAACACGTCGACGAAGTTCCGAACCGCGTACTTGACGGAACTGCTACTCAATGGCGCGGTGATGAAAGTATTCACCGAGATCAGCGGACAGACGCCCCTTGAAATGACCGTCTTCCCCCGCTCGAAGTTCACCGCGGAAGCCGTGATCGACAAGAACGGGAAGGAAGTTGTTCGGCGATGGCACCTGAATCATCGAGGCGGACGGAACACCTACATTCCAGGCGACGAGATCAATCATGACGTGCTCTACAACCCATTGCACGATTGGGAGGGCCTTGCACCGCTTGCCGCCGCCATCGCTGTAGTAAACAACGATGTAAATGTTTCAGAGTTCGCGAATCGATTCTTTGTTAATGACGCATCACCCGGCCTCATCTTCTCAAGCGATGATCCGGGCTTCGATCAGGACCAGGCGAAGATTGCGACACAACTATGGAATGAAAAACATCGCGGCGTTGGTAAGGCTTGGAAAACAGCATTTCTCGGGCACGGACTCAAGCCATTCAAAGTCGGAATGGGGCTCGATCCTCGCATCCTGGGAGCCCTCAAGGGACTCACTCGCGAAGAAATCGTAACCGGCATTTTCAAGGTGCCGCTCAGCATCTTCGGACAATCAGACATCGCCGGCAATCAAGGAGTAGTGATCGGCGGACGAGGATCCGCAAGCGATTCAGAAAAGGAAGGATTCCTCATCAACGTCATCATTCCATGGGCTAGGCGCTACGATGAGGATTTCAATAAAGACATCGCATGGAGATTCGGTGCGACTCTCCGCGGCCGACACAACTTCAGCGAAAATCCGATTCTCGAAAATCGACGACTCGCACGCGCCCAGACCGCGGCCGAGCTGTTGCAGTACGGAATTCCGATCAATGAAATGATCCGCTGGCTTCGCCTTGAGCTTTCAGAAGTAGGGTGGGGCGATGAATGGCTCGTCCAGGACAACTTGATACCCGCCAGCGTACTTGTGAAGGCCGGCGACAAGCTTTTGGAGAAGCGATCGAACCAATCAGCCGGAGGACAGCAATCCAGCATCGCAGCCGGAATGGAAATGCTCGCCGATCCAGGCTTCAAAGCTCATCGCGACCAATTTATCAGCGAGAGTGCGGAGAAAATCGTCACCATCGCCGAAGAACGCATCGCATCAGGGCTCCACGAGCACGAAAAGAAGATTCAAGCGATGCTGGACAAGAATCACGGCAAGAAAAGGGAAACTTTCGGCGGAAATGGACAAATTCACCGCCTTGAGGAGATAGGACGATGAACGCCTACGAGCAGGTTTTTGTAACTCCACGCTCACAATGGAGCAGGCAACTCCTTGAAACCGGATTCGAGGACGCAATTCGGCTCATGCAGGGCTGTTTGCGTCAGGAGGCAGAATTCACCATCGAGCAAGAGGCCATCAACGAGAAAAAACGGTCCGTGAACGGCACCGCCAACATCGAGGAGATCAGCCGATCGTTCTGGCTAATCCGAATCGATGGCCTGGATATTCGCCAGTACAAGAAAAATCCAATCGTGCTAGCAAATCACTGCCCGGTAGCCTACGGAACGCTCATGCCTGGCGCGATCGGGACCGTAGGAAGCGTCTCAAAGTCGGACAACACTCTGAATTTCAAGAATATGGTGTTCGACGATGATGTAATTGCCGAGGCATGGTGGCAAAAAGTCAGAAAGAACATCGTTCGGATGGTATCAATCGGATTCCTACCACTCGAATGGACCTACGTGGAGGAGCCGCCGAAAAAGAAGGGCGACCCGTACAAGTACTACATCGAAATCACAAAGTCAGAGCTCTTGGAGCTTTCAGTAGTCTGCATCGGTGCCAATCGGGGAGCATTCATTGACTCTGGCCGAGAAGGTGCTACATTTTCATCAGATCGCGCGGAAGCAGCGGACGACAACAACCAAGGGCGTCTATCAAACCGCATGACACTCATCGAAGAAGAAATTAAGAAACTCAGCCAACTCATCACTTCATCAGATCCGAAACGCAGTAACTCAGAAACGAAAATTGCGAAGCTTGACGAAGCGCTCGCGATGGTTCGTAGCTGATTCAACAGCCAACCGACATCTAAGAACGCAAGTCAACGATTCGCAAATCGACCTCGCCGCGAACTGAAAACTGGCAAGGACGCCGGGTTTATCGCTTGTCGCGGTGCCGGGTCCGTGGCATTTGCAAAGGAGTTGACTCATGCCCCCCGAAACAGTGGAAGTGCCCGCCGCGAAGCTTGAGCAGGCTGTGGAAGGGCTCACCGAAGCCACAAAGAAGCTCAACGACTCTCGCACCAACATGGAAAAGCTCAACGGCCGCGTTGATGAACTGCTGAAGAAGCAGGAAGCCATCGAGAGCGGACGCAACGAGGACAAGACATCGCTCGCTGACATCAAAAAGGAGCTTGCGGCCCTCGCTCAGCAGATGGAAGACACCGCGAAGCAGCACACCGAGCTTGTGCACACCACGCGGACCTTCATGAAGCAATCCGCTTCGATCAACACGGACGGCGGAACCGAGCGGGACGGCCGAGGCGCTTACAAGTATCGCGGCCAGAACAGCAAGGGCGCACTCTTCGCCTCCAGGCAGCAAGCTATGGAGCTTGGCGCTTTCCTGCTCGCCACCATGAAGCGCGATGCGCCGATCAAGCAATACGCCACGCGCTGGCTGCAAGATCACAAGCAGGACCTTCGGTACCTTCCGCAGATTCCTCGATCGCTGATCCAGGAAGTGAGCGGCCAGTGGCTGGAGAGCTTCAAGAAGCTCGAAAACGGCAAGGCGTGGTTGCAAGACCTTTCAGGCTCCGCAACCCCGGGCTCCGTGCTCGTACATCCTGCTTTCGCCGATACGCTCATTCGCAACGTCGAAGAGCACGGCAAGTTTCGGCAGAACGCCTTGATTTGGCCGATGGGCTCCGACGTCGTTCACATTCCCAAGCGGACCAGCGGACTGAGCGTCTATTGGGAAGGCGAAGCCGAGGGTGGAAGCGAAACCGATGTGAACTTCACGCTGCTCAGCATGACAGCGAAGAAGATGATGATGCTGCATCAGTTCTCATCGGAGCTTCGCGACGACGCTTTCATTGAAATCGCGGACATCTTCATGTTCGAGGCCAGCTTGGCCATCGCCCAGGAAGAGGACCGAATCGGTTTCCACGGCACCGGCGCCGGCGCTTGTGGCGCTCGCCGATTCTCTGCAGGAAACCCTCAAGGAAGCCGGTTTCCTCGCCGAAACCCGCGCCTTCGTGCCGCACGTGACCATGCTCAGGAAGCTGCTGCATGGTCACGTGCGGCAGCTTCC